GAGCGCCTGCGCGCGGCGTTCGGCCTCGGCCTGTCGGGCGAGCGCCTGCTGCATGCGGGCGATTGGGTTGTGGCGCGGCAGACTGTCGTCGCGGCGGCGCGCGGGTGCTTCCGGCTCGGCTTGCGGCTCGGTGCGGTCTGTTGCGGCCTGTTGCGGCTCGCCGGCGGCTTTCGCGGCGAAGCGGCCCTTCTCGTCGCGCGCCCGCTCGGCGGCCTGCGCGGGCGTCTCGGCCTCGGCCGGCGGCGCTGGCGTGCCCTGCGCGTCGGGCGTGGCCGGCGCCTCCATCTCCGTGCGGAGGTCGGCCTCGCTCATCGTGTTCGTCGTAATCTCGACCCCGCCGTGTTCGACCGTGACTGACTCCGGTGGCATTACTTGCCTTTCAGACGAGCCTTCGCCCGCTCATACCCCATGCCTTCGTACAACTGCTCGCCATAGGGGTCGAGAATCGCGTCATCCGTGTAATGCACGGTTTCCGGCGGTGGGAGTTTGCGCCGATCCAGCACCTGCACCTCCCACGGCATCACGATCGCGTCATGCCCTTTGGCCTTCGCGGCGCGGCCGAGGATGTTGTCCGCCTCCAGAATGGCGCGGCTCGTCTCTGATGCGGGAGCGCCAATCTTGGCGGTTAATCCGGCATAAATGTCCCGGCCGAGCAACCGTTGCGAGGCGTCACTTTTAGATTGCGCGACAAAGGGGGCTTCAAACTGGACCCCGTGATAGCCCATTGGCTCACCGGAGGAGCCGAGATAGTCCATGTCACGGAGCGTCCGGCCTAGAAACACGTCCTCGGTCTGTGGCATCCCGCTGCGATAGAGCGAGTCGAAGTAGTGCGTGCCTTCCATGACGGCCGTTTCATACTCCTCGCGGGTCATGTCCGTAATCGGCTTCACGCGCGACATTATCCCTCTGGACGTGCGTGCCGCATCAACCGCCGCATCTGCACCCTTGACCACTTTCAACCCGCCCCGTAGCAACCCGATTCCCTTGAGAAGCGGCACGCCGGTCTGAATCAACTCGCCAATCTGTGCCGCGCGGCTGTCCTTCTCATCGCTCGCCCCGACCGTCAGCCCGCGCACGAGGTCATAGAGCCCCGTTAACCCCGCCTGTGCTCGCAGTTGTCCCCGTGTTGGGACATAGGGCTTCATCGGCGGCTTGGTCGGGTCGTAGGTAAAGGCCGGGTCAGGCGCCGCGTTCAAATTGAGAAACGTCCGCAGCGACTGCGGAGGAGGCGGCGCCTTCGCCTTGGCCTTCTCGCCCACGACTACACGGGTCCTTCATCCGGCGGCGGCGTGAACCCACCCGCGCCCACCTCTGGCTGGCCTGGTTCCGGTTCCATCCTCGCCATCTGGCTGGGGCCGCCGACCCGCCCACCCTTGTTTAGCTGCGCGGCCAGCTGCTGCTGCTGGAGGTCGCGCTCCTGCTGCATCTGCGCCGCCTGCTGCTCCTTCTGGAAGCTCTGCTGGTCGAGCTGCTGCACGCTCTTCGCGACACTCCCCATCAGCGCCTTCTCGATGTTCATCCCAGCCCCGACGTGCGTCTGCTCGAGCGTCGTCTGCGCCCCGAGCGTCGCCTGCTGCAGCGCCGTCTGGGCCGAGAGCGCGGCGGTCTGCTGACTCATCTCGGCCTTGAGCAGGTCGACCTGCGCCTTGACCGATTCGATGCGCTCCTTACTCGCCAGCTCGAGCTGCGTCACCTGGACCTGGGCGTCCGCCTTGATGGTGTCGGCCTCGATGATCTTGGTCTTCGCGTCGAGCTCCTTCGAGAGCAGGTCGATGATTTCCTGCGCCTGCTGCGCCTGCTGCTGCAGTTGCTGCAGTTGCTGCTGCGGACTGGGCTGGCCCGCCTCGTCCTCCTGAAACTGCGGCGGCAGGGTCTTCTTGGCAATCGCGGCCAGCTTCTTCGCGCCGGGGAAGTCGAGCTCGTCCAGCCAGAACGGCGCCAGGATGGGCGCGAGCATGGGCGCGGCCTCCATGATGGCGGCAATCGCGGCCGAGGTTTCCTCCCGGCGCGTCGCGTAGCTCTTCCCGACTTCGGCCGTCACACTGACCGCCCCCGCCTTGAGGTCGATGACCTCAGCCCCTGGCGTCCCTGGCGCCACCGGCTGCGGCTGGCCGCCCTGATTCACGAACGGGATGTTCAGCATCACCGAGCGGCGCTTGTCGTCCTGGCCCAGGAGCGGCACGACGCGGCCCGGCCGGTCATAGATGCGCGGAATCAGGTCCTTGAGGACCTTGCCCTCGTAGAGCATGCTCACGCTCGCGAGGTTGTCGAGATACCCGCTCGAGCCGACCTCGGCCTGGCCCTGGAGCGCGCGAATGGCGACGCCGGAGCGCTCGTGCGGGTCGAGCTGTCCGAGGCTGACCGGCGGCATGTTGGTCGTCGAGTGCAGGTCGTCCTTCGCCGCCGTGGCCGCGAGCGTCACCGCCTGGATCGCCGGCTCGGCGACGTTGCGCTGCGGCGGCGGCGCCGGCTGACCGCCGTAGGTCGCGAGCCGATACGGCAGATACGGCAGGTTGCGGGTATTGGCCTGCTGCCACCAGTGCTCGTAGCCTTCGAGCTGGCCGTCCGCGATGAGCCACTGCGCGCGGGGCGCCAATCCCACCGCTTCGACCTGCGCGCTCCGCATGTAGTTGTAGGACTGCTGCGCATCCCGCGCAAACTGCACAATCCCGGTCCACCGCCGGTCGCCGTTCAAATTGCTCTCGTCGCCGATGACCGGGATGATGGGGATATAGCTTCCGTTCCACTCCTGCGGGCCGTCGATGACCTCCACGCCGTTGATGAGCGACCAGAAGACCTTGCGGCCGGTGGTGATGCTGCGGCGTGGAAGCTTGGTGCCACGGTCCTTCTCCACCTGGGCGAGAATCTCGGCGGGGATGTCGCTCAGGCGCGCGGTCGTCTCATCGGGCAGCAGGACGAGCGTCTCGGACTCCTCCCGCACCTCCCAATATTCGGCCACGCGACAGGACAGGCCGGCCGAGCCATGGCTCGTCGTAATCCACGTCGGCAGGTCATTGCCGAGCGAGGTGAGCTCCTTGTCGCTGTAGGACGCGAGCTTCGAGTCCTTGTGCGCCTTCCGGTAGCGCGCGATCGGCATGTCCTCGGTGAGCAAGGCGAACTGCCCGTCCGACCAGTCCGGCTCCTGCGCGAACGGGTCGAGATAGGCGCTCGCCTGGTTCAGGATGCGCTTGTAGACAATCTTCTGGTCGAAGGTCTTGTCGTTGACGTATTCGGTGAGGATGCGGTACACGCCCCAGCCACAGACCGCCGCCCGCTGAAAGGCCCATTGCCGCGCCAGATGTGCCCGGCTGTCGGCCTGACACGCGCGCGCGATATCGTCATACGCCTGCGCCAGCGCCTGACTCGCGCCTTCCCCTTCGGGCGCAAACGACAGCCCCAGCTTCGCCTGCCGCGCCGTGTTGATGACCTGCTGCACCGGGCCGCGGAGCAAGTTGAACTCGAGGCACGGCCGCGCCGGCACCGGCGGCAAGCCCCCGCCCCCCTGCTGCCCCCCGCGCGCGCGCTGGATGTCGTCGGGCCACTGCGCGCCCTTCTCGTCGATGAAGCGCAGGTCCTCGAGCTCGCGCTCCCGCTGGTCGTGGAACGCTTCCTCGGACAGCTTGAAGCGGTCGAGGGCGTGTTCGTGCGCGGTCGTATCGGGGGCGTCGGGGTCGGTCGGGGTTTCTTTCGGCGTCGTCTCGTAGGCCATGGGCTATCCGGCGAACCGCACGGCGTGCGCGGCGGCCTCGACCTCGGCGCGGACGGTGGTATCGGGGATGGCCGCAAGGGTCTCGCGGAACTGGGCCTCGCTGCCCTTCATGGCATGCCGCAGGAGCTTGCGAATGCGGGCCGCCGTCACCGGCTTCGACAGGAGCGCCGCCGCGAGGAGCGCCGGCGTGCGGAATGGTCCCTGCATCGGTGGCTTGATTTTCCCACGCGGTGTCAAGGGCTCAGTCCCAGTCGCGCCGGTTCTTCTGCTTCACCGCCCACAGCGCGCCCAAGTAGAGCAGCACAATCGCCACCGCAATCGCCACCGTCGCGCCGATGAGGATGCCAGAGCTCACGTCAGCCCTTCGGCGGCGAGGATGCGGCGGGCGATGTACTCCGCGATTTGCGGGACGATCGCGTTCCCGAGGCCGCGCAGGCGGTCCACCCGAGCGGGTACCCCATGAGCCACTCGACCCACGTCGGGTTCAACTGCCCACCAATCGCCTCCGGCAAAGGAATGCCCGCCGTCGGTGCCCGGAAATATTCGGGCGTCCCCACCTTCAGACTCGGCGAGCGGTAATCCCTGGAAGCCGGCGTCGGCCACAGCTTCGCCGCGTGCGTCAGCATGAATTGCATTCGACCATTGACCGTTCCCACCGCGTCCTCGTTGGCTGATGGCGTCGGCCACATCCGCTCCGGCGCCACGGCCCCGAGCAGCATCGGATAGCGCACGCCGTGGTCGCCCTTCTGATAGGGGACGTTCTTCGCATCCTCCGCGCACGGGGTAGGCCACGAGCCACACGCGGTCGCGTCGGTGAGGCGCGCCGAAGGCGCAAGCTGGTAGGCAATCCCACTCCGCGTCATACCCGCACGCGGCCAGGTCTCCGAGAACGGTACCGAAGAACCGTCCAGCCTCACTGGAGAGCAGTCCGGGTACGTTTTCCGCCACGACCCATCGGGGTCGCAGCTCGCGAATAAGGCGGGCGAACTCCGGCCAGAGGTCGCGGTCGTCGGTGGAGGCGCCGCGTCGGCCGGCGAGACTATGGGGCTGACAGGGAAAGCCTCCGCAAATAACGTCAACTGGCTCGAGTGCGGCTCTGCGTACTCCATCGTCACTGCCGACTCGAGGCTCATTTGCTGTTTTCGACCGTCTGCCGTGATACCTGTGGCCGTCAGCGTACCGCTCTTGGCCTTGCGGCCACCGTTCGGCACAGCCGGCGTCGGCCACATACGGACCATGACACTCTCGGACATCGGGATAGCGCCTCACGTCCGGCCAGTGCTGCGCGAGCACGGCCCGACAAAACGGATCGATCTCAACCTGCCACTTGAGGTCGAACCCGGCCCGCGAGAAGCCGAGATCGAAGCCCCCGATCCCGGCGAACAGTGAGCCCACGGTCATCGACATATCGATCGGTCCACGGTTCCCGCTATCTCCGCAATGATCTGTGCAGCCGTGAGCGTCGTTTCGCCCTGCTCGTAGATGTTGCACAGGAACCTGACCCGCTCAACGATCTGCGCCAGGTCCTCGGCAGTGGGTCGCGGATCTTCTTGATCGTCCATCGCTCAGGGTCTGATACGCGAAAAGCCGAGATCGAATCCGCCAATGCCGGCGAACAGCGAGCCGACCGTGAGCACCTACGCCACCCGATGGTGCTTGGAGTGACACGTTACACACAGCCACTCAACGTCGCGGTACTTTCGATAGTCGTGGTGGTGCGCTT